ACCTAGAGCCTGCGAATCTTCCGATAGCCCTAAGAATCTTGCCAGCGTCTGCTGGACTCTTGACCCGAGTGATTTCCTGTGGAGTGAGCGGAGAAAGTAGCCTGTCGTTAGAGACACCATAGGCCGCCGCCGAATTAGATGCCGCGTCTTTGATGTCTACGGTACCCGTGTTTCTAATGTTGAAATCAAAGTAGTAATAGTCATCAAGGAATGGATCCTCACCGGTACTCATTCCAAACATGACCGTTACCTTGTCTACCTTACGCGGCTCCTCGATCCAAACACGAATGTCGAACAGATCCGTCTGCCCTCCTACGTTTCCAAGGAAATTCAACATGTCTGTGTTGGTGGCGAACTTCTTAGACACCGAAGCACGCCCAGTTCCAGCGTGTGGAGTTAGTGACAGCGCGCCAGTAGCGCTATAGTCAGCATGCGTAATTGGAAGAACGTGATTCGCAACAAAAACCGGGGTAAACGGAGGCCCTGTGCCCGCCTGCTCATTGACAACTACAGCGGGACTCTCTGTCGAATCGAAACTGCATGCTGCGTACGTAATCGAATCTATAGCAGTAAGGGTTGGTGCGGAATCTGGCCTCGTAACCCCCCAATTATTAAGCGTTTCACCATCCCACTTCTTTTTTTCAGTTCCTCTTGACACAAATACTTGGTACGAATCGTCGCAAAAAGAGACGTCTCCTGTGCCAGCTAGACCGGAAATCTGTTTCTCACCGTTGACGTATAAGCTATTCCCCGCTCCAGTGATTCGATGCATATTCCCCTGAAGCTGAGCGCTATACATGGAGTGGACCGCTCCATCTAGTCTAGAGTAAAGCGTCTCGCTCCCACGGCGCAACCTACGCGCCCCCAATTCGTCTGGGATTGTGTTGTCGGCACGCAACAGTGCCCCATCTGCCGAATTGATTTCGTCAGAGTCTGGTACCCACTTCCAGCCGGACGACCTCTTAAAAATAGTTGGCATCTAAGGCTCCGGTTAGGCGTTAGCGAGTCTTTCGATAGTCTGCGTCGTTCCGTCGTCAGAAACAGTACGTACGAAAAGTTGGTCGATATCATTCGACTTGTACCAAGTCTGCGCAGACGCAGTTTGGTTGATCTTCATGGCGAACCTGTGGAACAGAAGCTGTAGGAATTCACCATAGCTTGCGGTTGGTCCAGGGATAGAAGTTAGCTCTGCACCGGGAGTTAGGCTCCAAGGACGAGCGCCTGGTCCAATGGCATACGTGCTAGTATTGTCTGGGATTGTACTCCATGCGGAGTCTACCGTAGCCAGACCAGTAGCACCAGCGTAATCAATGATCACACGCGCCTGACCGGCCCCAAGCCCTCCCAAGACCACAACGACACATCCGTTGTAGTAGCCGTTGACGGCAGACGCGTTTAAGTCAAGCTGGATCTTGGAACCATTGGCCTGAGTTCTTGCGTATGCCACCCGAAGCCACATCGAGGAGAGTACTGCGTTGATATCGCTTCCCGCGCCAGTGCTGGTTGCGAGCATGCCATGCCCATCGTCGTTCCCAATCAACGTTAGGGCTGTAGCATCTACCGGACCATTGGTCGCGTCCACATCGATCTCGCTCAATCGCATTGCGGTCCTGACCTGAATGTGAGCGTCCCTGAACGCCGAACCTGCGGCATCGTGGATTATCACGTCGATGTTCTCTGCGCCCATTTCGTCGGCACTCAGGATGAGCTTATAGATCGCAGAGGCACCGCTTATGATCCTAGACGGTGCTGCGTCTGAAGTGTTATCGTAGACTCCGTTCTTGAAAATCTTGCAGTCGGCCTGAAGCGGAGCCGCGTCAGTATAGAACAGGTCCGAAGAGGATCCAGACGGCGACCTAAGCGTGAAATAAACGCTCTTGGCCTGCCCATATTGTCCATCGAATTGAATGATCTGCATATGTTCCTCTTCTATCGCCGCCGCTTCCGGCAGAGTACCAGTTGTAAACTGTACGGCATCTCCATACAGAGTACCACCACCATTGGCGGTATAAACCGACTTGGCCTTGTAGTAATACGTCCTGCGCTTCGTAAGACCAGTTAGAGCAGCCGAGAAGGCAGTGGTACCATCGTTCGAGAATGCCTGGACTGCGGTTTCGTTTGCGTACGGACCCTCTGCGTTGACAGTAAGCGTGAAGGTGGCCTCATCGGTAGTGAAGGCTATCGCGGGATTTGTGTTGGTAGGAACCGTCAGATGGACGTAGTCATCTAACGCCCCTATCGTTGCTACTACGTCTGGGTGGGCAGCAGCCGCCACGTAGTTGATTCCCTCTGTGCCACCACTCTTATTGATTCCGTAGACCAGATTCTGCATCGTTTGGTCGGCAGTGGTGCCAATTAGAACCTGATACCCTCCGCCTGGAAGGTCTGTCCCTCCGCTCATCGTTGTAGTGGTTATGGCCCCACTGGTATCGCTAAGTACAACGTTACCGATGGTTCCGCTAGTAATAGCCGTCAGATTTACTTCGGTCGCAGTAATTCCGGCAGTCACGTCTGGATTCTCGGCACCACCAGCGGGGAGATATTCTTCCCCTACTCCAGATGTACCACCAGAATTATTGATACAATGAGTTAGATTCAAAAACGTATTGAGGGCCGCAGCGCCTATTAAGACATCCCCTCCCACGGCAACCCAGGAACCACCGGTTGGGTCGGTAGGAGTGATGCTGGCCTCGTCAGTAGTAATGCCTACGTTCCCACCGTTTCCAACCTGCGCTATTACAAACGTGACCTCATCGACTATAGAATCGTGCGTGGCTACGACGAGAGGGTGGGCCGCTGGCCCGGAGCCGAAGTCGAAGGCCATGTAGTCTTCTCCAACCCCCTCGGTCCCACCAGATTTGTTTATGCAACGAGACAGATTGAGCATCGTAGCGTCTGCGCTCGCTCCGATCAAGACGTCACCGGCTGTGTCAACTTCCGATCCGCCAGTAGGACTTACGACCGTTATAGAAGACTCATTAGAGCTAAGGGTGACGTTCCCAACCGTCCCGGTAGCAGCGGGCAGTGTGGTGAGATCAATCTCATTCGAAAAAGTGTCAATTGTCGCCGTGAATAATGCGTGGGCGTCCCCATCGAATGATAGGTAATCCTGCCCTGCACCTTCAGTTCCGCCAGATTTGTTAATCGCATAGACCAGATTCGTCATCGTTAGATCTGCGTTGCCGGAACGCTTTACATCGCCTCCGTTTACAACAGTCGAAACGAACGTGTATACTGCGTTAGGGTTTGCCCCACCTGATGGGATTGTAACGGTCTTAAGCGCAGGTGGATTTGACGCGTTCACATACGCGATGACCCCTCCAGTTGAAACTTGTTCTACCTTAAACTTATACACACCATTTGGCTCAGCCCCACCAGACGGTATCGTGACAATCTTATCGGCGGTAGGATTGGTTGCATCTACATATGCTAACTTTCCACCTCTGGCCGCAACCTCGTCTCTGAATGTGTACGTCACACCGTTGATGACTACCGTTTCACCAACAGAAGGCTGCCCTGAATAAGCAAATTGCCCAGTCGCTGTAGTGTCAGTGAGAAATGTATAAACGTTTGATCCAACTGTCAGTACCTTCCCGCTCGTAACGTTGGTAGCTCCTACGTAATCGATCACTCTCTGCGCTGAGCCATTCCAAACAAATGTCTCGTTTGTCGCGAGGTTATTCGCGTCGATAGTCCCATTTAGAGTGGCAGAGTTGTGAGATATCGAAGACGCAGACTGGGTGGTTACAGTCGGAGTGGAGGCAATAGTGCTTTCAGATACAACAGAAGACGATGCCGTTTGATTAGAAGAGGTTGTCCTTGACACATACAGGTAGAACTGGTATGAAGTCCCACTCGCCAGGCCAGTAACTGTGGCCGTATAGGTCTTAACCGCTGTCCCCGATTGCGCCCCAGAGTTCCCCCATAGAGTCCATGTTGGGTCTGTAGTCTTTTTGTAGTATAGATAAGCGGTCGCTGTTGATGCTGTTGTGTTCGGATACCATTGCCCCGAGAAGTCTATCGTGGTCTGTGTTGGGTTGCTAGCAGTAATGGTCCCAAAAGTGACCATAGATGCTCCAGACGTAAAGAATTCTAGCGAGCCACTGTTGTTGGTAACTCCGTTATACCTATGGGCCACTCTCCAACTGCATGCAGTATCGGCAGGTACATATCCATTGACGACAAATGTTCCCTCGTCAGCAGGGCCGCCAGAACCGCCAACTATACCGTCCACCCCGACGTTTACGAAGAAGGCCTCACCAGCCCCACCATTTCTGAACGCAGTGGCCCATACTTCAAGGTTATTCCCAGTCCCAAATCCAGTCCAGCTTCCATGGTACGCCGCATACTCATAGGCCCCAGAAACATAAACCCTTGTTCGGCCTTCCCTCTTGGATGAACCCATGATTTTAGTCCTTATACTGAGGTAACTCTGTGCCTAAAAACTAGTGCTGATAGAGTTCCAGAGTTGAGGGTCTGGGTCGATCCCGTCAGGTTTGCTAAGACAACGGTTACCTGATTGGCCGCTGAAACATGGGCCGTAAGAAGCAAGGTCTCTGTCGTCAGAGACGTCAATGAGACTAGTACCTTATCCCCTAACGCAGCCCCTGACGCAGCGATTGTGGTGGTAGCTTGACTACCTGCCAGTATGACGCCTGGATTCCAAGCAACAGCCGGAGCTAGCCCGGCGGCACCACTAAGCGACAGCGTAGACAAAGAGATCTGCGTACCGTTGAGCGTTCCACCGCTTGGATGAGTCTTAGAGGTGGCTGCAATCCCAAGCTCAAGGTCTTCTGCCATTATGGTTTCTACGATTATCGCCATTTCATTACCCTCTAAAAGGACGGCTGTATCCGTACTCTGCCGGGAAGTGCTGCAAGTATTCGTCTCTGCCCGTTTCGCGCTTTGATCCCATCTGTATGGTACGCTCTCTCATGGTAGTACGGACACGCTTCTTTAACGTATCGACACCACTCTCAAATCTGATCTTGTAGTGGTCGGCCAGCTTCTTATTCTCGCCCTCTCCCGGCGTGGAGTAAGCACGATGCATTGCCCACCACTCGACATACTTGACAGACCGATCTGGCAACTCAAACGGTGCATTCTCAAGTGCCCTGCCAAGCCTGAACAGTTCAACGCGAGTCGCACCATCGTCTGGGATGATCCTTCGAATGATTCCGTACTGATTCCCGCAGAAGTGCCTCGGTATTGCTCGTACGGCACCATACGATCCAATGATTGGCTCACCGGACAGATCATAGGAGGAGATCTGTCGGATCACCCCATGGAGTCCAGAGATGTCTTCGGACTGTAACACGGTAATTGGGACATTGACTAAGCGGATATTCTGCCATCCATCCTGATCCATCTGATAGGAGAACACCCCTCCTTGGAGGGTCTGGTACGCAGTCCTTGTCTGACGATGGTATCGGTCCTGCTCTGGCTCCAAGCGCAACCAGTTATGCGTTACCCTGGCCACCGAAACCAGCCCGTCTGGCAGCCTGCCAAGCGTCCTGGCAGTCGGAAGATGGCCCTCTTCAGTCATGTAGTCGCCGTCGCATGGCCTAGTGTGGTTTGAGACTATCGAATTCCCGTCAACGAATTCAGCATCAGATTCCCTGGTGATCGTGAACCGCGCCAAAATCGGAGAGTCCATGAAGTCGCGCTCAAACTCCTTGGTGTAGTTCCCAGTCATGGCCTGAGTGTCATACATCTCCATGTCGAAGATGCATTCCCCAGCACGGCATAGTCGGTCGTAACCATCTTGCAGAAAGTTTGAAAGCTGTGCGCGAGTCCATACCTCTTCATCGCCGTCATCCAGCGAACGCTGTAGATTGTTCAGGGCTTCATCTAGAGTAATCATCGACGCGCTCCCATCCTCGGCATGCGATCCCTTCGCATTCGGCTGGAGCCTACATCCTTAAGCGCTGGCACCTGGTTGAAGAACCTCTGATAGTACTCAAGAGACTTGTCCACTTCCTTACGCTCGGCAAGCATCTTGTACATCATATAATTTTCGATGGCCTCATGGCAATCTGGTGGTAGGTTCGGTGACGAATCCAATCCAGCCGACAGCCCGCCGTCCTCTCTGATGTGTGGCAACAACGCGCTAAAGTGAACCCTCAACGGACTCGTATCGTCACCAGCCGCTGGATATGCCCCCAGAAACCACAAGCCCCTCATGAACCACCAGCGAGTCTGGTCCGTTCTGTTCTCCCAATTTCGCCCAACCTTCTCGTCAAGCTCGCGGACAGTTGTCGGGTCAAGCCACTTCTGGGCAGACGGATTCCAGATGGCTGTAATGCGAAGGACCACTGGCGGGAGAGCGCCACGAAGATCCGTATAGGTTGCCCACTTGCGCCTCTTGACGTACACGCTTGCCTCATTGATCTCAGTGGCCTCACTGATCTCATCTAAAGCTTCGTTGTACGCTCGCACGTAGTCATCAGTCGAGAAGAACTTACCAGTTGGATCTTCTAGATTGACTTTGACGCGAGCGATTGTCTGAGCCGCAGTGGACATGTTACTGACCTAGAGCCTGCCTACGCCTCTTCTCTGCCTCGATTGCCGCATCTCCAGCGCCGGAACTCTGGAGCGGTGGAGGCTGTGGCGCTGGCTGAGCAGGAGCAGACCCTGCCACAGCTTCCATGCCACGCCTGATCAGACCCATCAACATGTCGCCAATCCCACCGCCCTGAGGCGCTGGCGCTGGAGAAGGCATGGTGACTGGGGTCGGGCTAGGCTCAGGCATCGGAAGCTCGCCCCCGTTCTGACGCCTCAACTCCTCAATCGCTGCCAACGTCTCTGGTGACAATCCGCCCGGTGACGCCTGTCCCGCTACTGCTGCTAGTCCACCCATTTTCCTTCTCCTTGACTGCGAGAGCCTTGGCCACTATGACCCTGGCTGCCGACTTCAACTCCCTGTCACGCTGACGACGCGCCTTACTTCTTGGCACGTACTGACCTCTTCGTGGCCCCAGACTCCAGAGCCACTATACGCTGCTTCCATTCATTGGCTTCGGCATCGTGGTCAGCAACATGCTGTTCTGCCCTCTGCGCAGCCGCCTGAGTGACGATAAGGTTGGCTTCCAAGCGAGCAAGCGCCTTAACCATCTCTTGGATCTCGCCATTCGGCATCTTGGCCTCCATGGAGGCAATGCGCTGTAGCACAGCTTCGGCAAAGAGCTTATGCGAATCACTCATCGCATCGACCTTCTTCCAGAAGATCTGCTCCTCTTTGGTGACGTGGGCCTGAATATCTTCCCTGATCTCCTTAAGGCGAGCGTCCCCAACCCCGACGTGGCTCTCGTACTTGGCCAAGGTTTGCTTGATAGCGTCAACGTCGTCACGCAACACCGTCTGGTCTACGTGCAGCGCAACGATGTTCTTGTCTTGAATCTCTTCACCCTTTTTGACGAAGTAAGCGATGATGGATGCCAGTGCTGAGAAGCAGGCTCCCGCGAGGCCTATTGCAAGGCTGATAATTGCGAACCACAACTCTGGCGACATGGCACCCACCCTCCACCTACTAGGCTAACAGCCGTCGCCTAAATTTTACCGTTTGCGACAGCCTCGGCCACGAAGCCTTCGGTGCTGAGCAATCCAGAGACGCTGGAGCCAGCCTTAAGCTGCTTCTGCGCCTTGTAGACCCTGCTGAAGACTCCCCAGATAGCCAACGCGCCCGTTGCGGCAGCGCCCATCGCCACTGGGTCAAGGGCAGCCACAGCAGGCGTCATGCCTAGCGCTGCGAATACGGCTCCGACGATGTCGCCCGTGTGCCCGTTGTTGGCAGCGTCGTAGATACGGGACACAAACAGTACTAACGTGAAGATAACTAGCTTCCAGCCATCCAGCAACTTCAAGAACTTACCCATGCCCGACTCCTTATCCTTGCCCCGGAGATCTTCCGTCTTACCGCGAAGCCACCGGAGTGCTAGCTTGCGGACGATCTTGTCCTTGAGGCTCATAGCTGAACCTCTTGCCCGTTGAAGAGCCTATACGCTTGCCAGTGAGCCTTCAGAAGCCCAAAGCCCCTATCCCGCAAGACCTCCACCGCGTCCTCATAGTCGAATTCATCAGATGTGTTGTCTAGCAAGAAGCTGGCGCTGACTCCGAAGTCTCCGTCTAGCTTTTGGCCTGGAGACTTCGATACGCGTACGTAGCCGCCAACGTTATCGGAAATCCTGATAACTATCGCGGCCCTGAGTGTCTTCAATGAAAGCTGACCGTCAGCAAGCACTAGCACCTTCTTGCCAGCGGGGACTGACGCAACTACTGCGTCGATTTGCCTATTAACTGCTGCTGGATCAAACATGCCCATTAGAACCACTCACTGCACGTCAGCTTCGGCGTGTCACAAATGCGGCAGTTGCCTGTTCCTGCCAGGAAGGCAAACGGGTTATCCGTGTTGTTGGGAGTGCAGTCCTGCCCGTTGCGCGAATCGCGAACGGGGCCACCACGCAGCACCCAGTTCTCGACCAGTTCGCGATTGGGATCGCCCTCGCGCCGCATCGGGCAGTCAGCCCAGAGCATCCCATCGCCGCGAGGAGACAGGCCGATGCTTGCACAGTAGGGCTCGTTGCGGCGCACCTGTGGCGTGCTGTCACAGTTGCCCATCGTGTGGACCTTCGCGGACCAGCCCCACCGGGCGGTTCCGATAGCATCTTGGCCCCAACCATCAGGCAACGTCTCGGCTGTCCAAACCCGATCTGGGCATGGGTTGGCTGGGCAGGCATCACTAACTGGCGGGGGCGTGACGCTCCCTCCCGTCTTGTCGAAGTGCGTACCCATGAACTTGCCCGTCTCGATGAGCGCCCCGGTGCCAAAGAAGACAGCGTGGTACTCTTCAAACTTGCTGTCGGTGCGCTGCACAAACACGGCCTCTTGCCCCGCGATGGCGCACAGCCCGATCACACGGAGCCGCTCCGCGAGCGCCTCAAGCGTGGTGGCAGGCGGCTGGCCCGTGGTGTCACCCATCGCCTTGATCTCCGCGACCACGATGGCCCGAAGCTCAGGCAAGAGTTGCGGTACGGTCACCTCCAGATTCGCCTCCTTCACGCAAGCGGGCGCAGGTGTCGGAGTAGGTGTCGGAGTAGGTGTCGGAGTAGGTGTCGGAGTAGGTGTCGGGGTAGGTGTCGGGGTAGGTGTCGGGGTAGGTGTCGGGGTAGGTGTTGGAGTAGGCTTTGGTGTTGGCTCTGGGTCGGGTGCGCATGCCTTATCAGCGTCAGCCTGAGCGTCCTTGCATGCCTGCGATTCAGGCTGCGCCTGGCAAAGGCCTACAGCAATCGCCGTCTTCTTTTCGCAGTCCGAACATCCTTTGGCCCCCATGAATAAGGTCGCCATGAGTACGGCCAGTAGAATCCTCTTCATACCAACTCTCCAGTCTCGATGGCCTTTGCCATCCTCTCGGCCCTGCCGGGCGTCTGCTGCGCCCACTTGGAACCGCGAATGCCCTTGGCGGCCTTGACGAAGTCGCCTGCCTTGAGTGCGGCCAGCGTGTTCTTGAATCCTATGACCCCAGACACGCCCATCTGGAAGGCCATCGATAGGAGTACGGTCTGCCGCGCCTCGTCCAGCGTCAACCACCAGCCCATCCTATCGGTCAACTCTTGGCGCTTCTCCGCGATCTCGTCGCGTAGGAGTACTAGAGCCTGCCTCTCGGTAATCCCACCACCCTTTCGCTCATCTATCAGCTTGCCGTACCCGATGGTCCAGAAACCAAGATGATCCTGATACGCAGAAGAGCTAAAGCCCTCCTCTCGTATCAGGAGATCCTCGATATTCACTCGTACAAACCGAATGAAACCTTGGCCACGAATGGAGTCTGGTCAACGAACCAGATCTTCTCGTAGATCCTTGCCTCTGCTGTAGCAGCCGTAGACTGATCACCGTCTGGAACAATTACCTCCCTTGCCCCAGAATCCGTGTCAACATTGAAGCGGCATAGCTCGTAGGGCAGCTTCATGTACTCTGTCTTCTCCTGCCCCCTGATCGGCCTCAGCACGTAGATTGCCGTCCATCGATTCCCCGACTGCGCGTAGTTCGCCATGACTTATCCCCCTTGGCCTCTTTGGGCCTATATCAAGAATACACTACTGGACTAGCCTGCCGATCACTGGCAGAAGTGCTGGGAATCGTCTCTCGCACACTGGAGCAATGCTGCGAGCAAGGATTAGCTTCGCGACGTATGAAACGATGTTCCATCTGAACCATTCCCTGCCAACTGGATAACTGGGTCTGTACTTCAAGCTCTTGCACTCGCAGGCCCCGCGCTCCTCCAGAAAGCCCTTCTGCTCCTCGTCCCTAGTGAACAGGGATCCGCACGCGAAGCACCTGTAGAAGTCAAATGCCGTCGGCTGATCCAGTGCGTCAACGTAATGTGCGATAGACGGAATGTCCTTGATCATCTTCCCCACTTTACTCTCTCCTCTTGTGGCTGTACGACAACATTGCCAACCTTCTCTTTCGACGCCTTGTACGTGTCCTCTGTGATGATGAGCGGATCGCCGCTATGCCCCACCTGCACTCCCGTGTGTGCGTACAACTGCACGTTGGACCTGAGCGCGAGATAGCAGAAGTTGAGGTCTTCACCGAATCCTCCGAAGTCTCGCTTGTCCGCAAACCACCCAGAGAATGGGTCGAACTCTCCATTCCTGGCTATCTCCCGCAGGCACTCTAGGCTGGTCCATACGAATCCAAACCCACACCCACCAACTGGAGCGAAGACATTCTTCGGGTAGGAGTAAGCCGTGCTGAACTTCTTATCCTTCTCTCTCCATTCGTAAAAGACGGGACGGTTCGGTGGCTGGCGCTGATGATAGACTCCAGTAGCAAACTCAGCATTGAACTGTCGCGCCGCTAGCAGCAGATTGAAGATGTCGGATGGCTGCTGCCTTATGTCTGAGTCAACCCACATGATCCCATCGGCTAGGTCAGACCCCGCCTCAAAGATCGACTGGGCCGCAGCATTCCTGCCAGGTCCATAGCCTTGTCGGTCTGGAGAGCAGTCTGCTGTCCACGATAGGCCACGGTTCGCAGCAACCATCATCCCGACTCGCAGATCCTTCTCGCACAGAGGGTCGATGTGCCCAGTGGTTGGGACACAGATCGCGGCCCTGAGCCCAGCTAGTGCGCTACCCAATCTAGCCTCCTAGACGGCTTATGAGCGTGAAGCCTAAAGAACATCTGATGCTCAGACTTTGCGATCTCGCCCGTGCTGAGGTCGCCATTCCAGATATGGCGGAAGTCGGTCTGTGCCGTCTTGCCAACGTCATCATACCCAACCGCATCCAAGAAGTGTAGC